TCAGGTACAGGTCGCCGCCCACGGTCGGGGCGAAGCCCTCCGGCAGGGAGGTCAGCGAGCTCAGGTCCAGGGAGCCGCCCACGGTCGGGGCGAAGCCCTCCGGCAGGGAGGTCAGCGAGCTCAGGTCCAGGGAGCCGGTGATTTTTTCGCGGCCATAAAACTGATCCTCGGTAATACCGTGAATCTTGCAGAACTGTTTGATTTCTTTCATAAGTCAGTGCGTTATTGTTATGCAAACATGCAACAATTTATTCATATATGCAAACTCTAAAGCGAATTTACTTCTTCGATTGCTTTGAAGATCTGGAGCGCGACCTGCGGCACGATGGCGTTTCCGAGGGACTTAAGGCGGTCCAATCTGTTGGGAACCCCATCATTTCCTCGACGTAAATCGGGTTCAGCCAATGGCCAGGTATCCCAAGTTCTTCCGTTAGATTTGATTTCCCTCTTTTCGATTGACTCCCTTTGTGAGTGCTGACTGTCGGAGTGGGCAATAAACCATATTCTATCTCTGCGATGTGGCGCACCGATACCGCAAGCTGGAAGTAAAAACGGGATAACGTCGTAGCCCTCATCTTCCAGGTCAGCCTGCACCTCGTCGAATACCACCCCTCCATTCCAATTAGTGAGGCCGCGAACGTTCTCACCCACAACGTATTTCGGCTGAATTTCCCGAATGACTCTAAGCATCTCAGGCCAGAGATGGCGGTCATCTTTGTTTCCTTTTCTCTTGCCAGCGTAGCTGTATGGCTGACATGGGAATCCTCCTGTAATAATGTCAATTGTTCGCCTGTATTGTGTGCCGTCAAATTCTTTGATGTCTCCATATATTTTTGTTTCTGGGAAATTCTTCTCTAAAACCTTTTGACAGAATTCGTCTTTCTCAACCTGAAAAATGTTCTCCCATCCCATCCACCGTGCTGCAAGGTCGAAACCACCAGTTAGATTCCCGAGAACAAGCTGGCATGAGTAAACTTGCCATGTTCTCGGGAAAAGTTATTTACAGGTTCTTGGGACATGTTTGCTTGAGTTTTTACGGTTCTTGTCGTATTTACGATGGCATGATCTACACATACGCATATAGTCACCAACATCTTCGTACCTTCCGGTTAGATTACACCATTCATATATTGTTGATTCCTGTGTTCCGCATGCCATGCAGATACATGGCTTACCTCGACTAACCTCAACCCTCTTATGTAGCGCTGCATATGTTGCTTTGTCTCCTTTCCAGGATGAATTATTATTCCCTGTCTGATTCCTTTTCTTTGGAATTCTGGATTTAATGCCCAATTTCTTAAACCATGAAAACACAACCCTCTGAGTGGTACTGTATTCTTTACCAATTTCAGCCTGTGACATCATTTGAATGTGATATAAATTCTCTAATTCCGATTTTGGAGGAATCTTTAAAGCTGTGTATTTATTCGCCATACACGAATGTAGTAATTTTTTACAGGAATTAAAAATCCACCAATACCAGAAAATAAACTCGCATGCTTCATATCTTCTTCCCGCAGCACGGGCATTGTTCTAGATAGTACATCATCACTTTCTTGTTCGTTCGCTTCACCTCAACGCCGAGCTGTTCTATCAGCGCCAAGTACCGGTAATCGCTACGGACGTGGATATCCAACGCGCTCGCGATCTGATCTATCGACATCGGGTTACCGAACATCGACTGCATAAGCTCCAGGAGGCGTAGGACCTTGGCCTGTGGTACTGTTGGTGCGGTCATAACGCGAGAGTTGTTTGTGATGGTATTGGCGATAGTTTCTTTTCTTCCGGGAAATCGATAGACACTTTTTTAGTCACATCCGAAATCAGTACCGCGAAATGATCTGTCTCTTGGTGATCCAAGACCTTCACCCCTTCGGGTGTATCAACCCTGACGACTTCAATGACTCCGTGCCTTGATGATCTGGTGTCGTCCAGAAGAGGACCACGGTCCGGTGTATACACGGTGATGTGCGCCCAGTAATTTCCGTCACTTGTTCGACATACCGAAATGCTTCCGCCGGGGAACTCAATGATATGCTCGGCTGACTCCGGTTTTTTCGGATCGCCTTTTAGGATAATCGTCTTAGCTGTTGCCGCCATCTCCGTCTGGTTTTGCGTTTAAAATCTTAGCCTTTCTGTTATACCCTTCTTTCTGGAAGTCGCTGATCCATTGCAGGCGACGCTGTGATCGCTCGGGGCCGAATGGCTGTAGTCTCCAGTGGCCACGAACTTTGAACGCGCCAGATGACACCAGGTTTGTGAACCATGTTGAATCGATTACTGTGATATCTGTATTCGTCTTATTGTTGTAGACCGCACTGACGCCTTTCTCATCCCAGATCTTGGAGTTTGGCGTCATTACTTTCGTCTCCAGTTCAGCAAAGTTTATGAACAGTTCAGCGGAAACTATAGCCATCAGGATGACTCCCATCATGCTATCATGTCGTTCTATGCCGAGAATTGGAGGGACATCGACATAAGACCTGAAGTGTATTTCATCAGTTTCATCTCTATCGATCCAGACATTGAACAGCATCCCAAAGTCAGTTCCATTTGGCAAAACAACGCTCGCCTGGCCCAGGATGTTTATTCGATCTTCTTCGACCAGAAAGATATAGTGGATCACGTGCGGATTACCAGCCTTCGAGTGATAGATGAGGCAACGGCATGAGTCCACCAATTCTTTTCGATGGGATAAGAGCTTACTATAAGACTCCAGCATCGGAGTGATAATGGATCTTGTCAGGTATGTTCGGACCGTGTTCGCACCATCGATCACATCTTTAATCTTCGACTTTATAAACGGGTTAAGGACGTCGCCATATTGCCGCAGCACGATATCGTTATCAAACAGCGCTGGAAACTTCTCTTTATCGAATCTCATTTTCTCCTCGATTTTGCGTTTCTAAAATGGTTGTTGTTCTCGTTCTGAATATAGATCTACAGACATTGGGTGCACACTGCACGCATTGTCTGAATAGTAGCGATTTGTCTTTACGTCAAAGTATAGGTATCCTTCACCGGGGCGCCCATTCAACTGTTGGCGTTTCACCTTCCATGTTTTTATGAGCACGGTTTTGTCGAACTTGTCATCGCGATTGGGTCTATGTACCGGCGAAGGCGATGGGGTGCTCTGAAATAGCGCCTTCTGCCCAGTCTTCAGCGGCATATCCACGGTAATCCTGATCGAATTTCTTGCCATAAGCAACAGCGGAATTATCAATTCTCTCTCTCGTCTCGTTGGTCATACACCAAATGTTTCGATGTAGAAAAGATCACCAGTTGGAACCCATAGCGATGATTCGTCACGAAAATACCATTGGCATACATTGGTTCCGTTCTCCTGCTGAAATGAGACCTCAGAACAGTGTTTAGGTTTTGCCTTGATAACCTCTTTGTTAGTAAGGAACTTTTTCGGTGCAGGACTGCTCCCATTTATTCTTTTTATACGTGTCCCCATATAGTTACTTTTGGTTTATCCGGATAAACTTCTTCCCCGCTACTTCCACGACCTCGGCGTCGTACATCTTTAGGCGGCCCGGGTTATCCTTAGTCCACCTCCACACAGTGCTGTGGTGAACGCCGATGCGATCGGCAAACTCGGAGATGGTAAACTCGCGTTTTTTAACTGACATAGATCGATATTTGTTTTTGCAGTTCATTGTTTACCGGCAATCCATTTCTGTTATTGCCGTGAAATATCGTTCCATGTGTCTTTGATCCTGCTCCCCTGTCCAGGAAATATATCGATCCATTGAACTCAAATAAGACTGATCCGCCATCCCGGCAGATTGCAATCTGTCTAAATTTTACCCCTGCTCCTTTCATACCCCAAACTTGCAAAATGTTTTGCAGATATGCAAGCTATTTCTTTCCCGCAGCACGGGCATTCTTCGATGTAGTACGAGACGGGAACGTGGTCGGTCTTTTTCACCTCGATTCCGAGTTGGTCGATCAACTTAAGGTACCGGTACGCGGTGCTTTCGTTGATATCGATTATTCGGGCCACGTCGCCCATAGTCTGGGGCCTGGTCTTGAGCGCGTGCATCAGTTCGAGCACGCGTAGAATCTTCGCCTGTCTAACGGTCGGCGCGGTCATAGGATTTCCGGCCTGCCGGTGGTTGATAGTACTTCGAAAGAGTAGACCCAAACCCAGGGATTGACAGCCCAGCTTCCGGCGCCGTTGATTGACTCCCAGAGAATCCGGTAAGTGTGTATCGACTGCGTAATGTTGAATGTCTCCTCAGATTCGTCAGAGGAGTACCCAAAACTATTACGCATTGACTTAGTACATCCCTCCATTACCGCGTCATCGGCACTGATCACATTCAGCCTCTCTACCCGGACATCGGTCACGCGCAGGAAGATCCGGGCGGCGGCTTTCGGCATGTGGATAGAGGGCCTCCATTTCAATGTCTCTCCATCCTCATCAATATTATCGATGTCCTCTGTCTTAAAAATATAGCGTGGCTTCTCTCCAGAATCCCGTGGATCTTCGCCTTCTCCATCCCAGATATGTCCAAAAGACCAAGTCTCTCGCACCCAAACGGTATCGCCTACCTCACATTTAGGTTTCAGGCTTATAGTGGTATAAGAGTCCACGTCGTCCTGCAAATTGAAATCAAAGACAAAACCTCTCCTGCCCATCAACCCTGACAATGGCCAGTCTGCGATGTGTTTGTCAAGGTGTAGGTAGTTGACCTTGTCACATATACGCCTGGTCTGCGTCTTTCTTCCGTCCATAATCGCCTGCACCATAGGCGTGGAGAACAGCATGGGAATTTCTTTAGCCATAGTTATGGGGTTAAAAAGATATCTTAGTCATAGGCCATCCGTCCTCTTCAGCCTCAATGTCTTCCACTTTGTAACCAGCCAATATCAAGTCATCCTTAACGTACTGGTTAATCCGATGAGACAGCGTGATATCAGTTCTTCCGCCACCGATAGCGCTATCAATGGCATCATTTACTTCATCGAACGCTGCCTTTCTTTTTGCCTCCTCTTCTCTTTTGCGATTAGATTCAGTCAGGTCTTTTATTTTGATAGCCGTTTCTCGGGCTATTACCGCACTATGCTTTATCATTTCCGTCTTGATTTTTCGGTTCTAAAATGGTTTGTCTTTTTCGTAGAAGTTCATCAGCTCCGGCGTGCCGGTCGGATCTCCGTAAGGTAGGAAATCGAAGCCTGTCCTATCCAGCCGAAACCGGATTCGAACGGGTTTATCGAATGGCGTAGGCTCGCCTCCGAACTCCTGGTTCCGAACCTTTCGCACGTGAATCTCCGATATGTACTTTTCCCCTTCTAGGTTTGAGCTAATTTGCCGGTGGATGACGATGGAGTCGTCAGCCTTGTTCGGGAACTTTCCGCCGCCCTCAACATCGGAGTCCAGCGGCGCGGGCCGGTGCCCGTTGGCATCCGGCTTTACGCGCTGGGCTTCTGTGACCGTGTGACAGTTCAAAAATATACTCTTATTCGTAGCGGTTGTGAATATTCTCATTTCCTCGGCTGCCTGATAGTGGTAATCGTGGGTGTTCAGCCTGGCGGTGTTATCCAGCCTGAGCGCGTTGTACGGGTCGATCAGGAAGAAGTCAAAATCGAATCCAGCGTCGAGCAGGTATGTCGCTTGGTTCAGCATTTCCTTGTAACTGAAATGCTTCTCGTGTTTGATATACCGCACGCTATCCCGGCAGGCGGCTAGACCTTCAGGCGTAGCATGCTCGTGCCCGGTGAAGAAACGGCAATATTGCTTGTGCAGGGTGGATATACGGTTCTCCGCGGAGTAGATCAGCAGCTTCCGGCCAGTACGCATAATCTGGGATAGCAGCCATAGGATGGTGGTCGTCTTGCCCACATTGGTGTGCCCGACGATGACGGTGAGCTGGCCGAGCTTGGCCGGGGCGAATCGATCCAAGTCGAAACCGTACCGCACCACGTCCATGGTCTCGCCTTGCAGAATCTTCCGCTCGTACTCCCTGGGGTCGGCGATGTATTCCAGCCCGGGGTCCGCCGGTGAGTTCAGTATTTCCCGTATTCTATCCGCGCTTATTTCGCTCATATTCGGCTATTTTGGCCTTGTACATCAATTCTCGTTCTTTCTGGATCCGCATAATCTCCCGTGATTCTTCGATCTGCGCCAGTATTGTGTCGCTTTGGTCCAGCAGTTTGTTGCGAAGATCCGCACCGTCACACAAAGCCTTGGCATCTTCAGCGACTTCCTTAAGCAGATCGGCGGCATACTTCAGGAATGCATCTACGGCTTCATTGTGGGCCGCTGTGGCAACGATCGTCTCTTTCAGGTACTCCACGCGCTCAAACTCATCCGGTGTCTTAGGGCGCGATTTAGCGAGGTGTTTTGCCAGCGCCTCGCATTTGCGCATGCTGACCTTAGTTGCGATGTCGATGTCGTTAGCCCGTGTCTGAAAGCTTTTCGGCATGTCCAGATACTTGAGCATTTTGTCCTTGTACCGATCCTTGTCTTCGTCTTGCATGGTTTTCAAGTATGTTTTTAGCCCATTCTCGCATTTTATCCACCGGCTGCTTGTTCAGCCATCGTCGAAGGTGGGAACGAATATTGGTCTTATCCTGCTTTCCAAAGTCCTCTACCTGGGTAAGAAAGTGATGAATTAGGGCTTTTACCTCGTGCTCCTTCACTCCGGGCCATCCATTGTTAACTATCACAGTGCGGGCCGAATCTACGTCGTGATAATTTCCAGACATGATCAAGTAGGCCTGCGCCTCCGATTCAAAAAAATCATTATCCTTTTTATTAATACCATTTTCATTTCTATTTTCCATATGCTCAGCATATGCATTATCAACTTTTGATGTTGATTTCTTTGATTCTGCGTTCTTCCGGCGGCTTTCTGAAAACTTCTTGCGCTTATCTACCTCATCACAAAGCCGCTGTTTCCAGAAAAGAGCGCCATCGGTGTCAAACTTTTGTATCACTTTGTCAACAACACTAGCAGAGCATATGCGAAGCACTTGCTTTGCTTGTGCTTCAGAAAATTTACCATTGTTGAATTGGAATAAAAGAAGTTCCAGGTAAGCCCCCTTCTCTTCAAAAGTCATCCCCATTGTTCCTCCAAGCCAGTCGCCAGGATAAAAAAGAAAAGCTGGATCCTTAGCCATTTAGCGGAAATGTTTCTCCCATATATCCAAAGTACAAATCCATCAATTTTTGACGTACTGAGGGCTCCCTAATTGATACCATTAATGCGCATGATGTCAATTCAGAAATACCACTTAGATCCGACTCATTAAATCCACGGGCGATTCTTTTTATATCGTCAGGAAAAAGGCCTGCTTTTTTAATGGCGCCCGTTAGCTCAAGGATAGCATCGGCCATCCCAGTAGAAACTTCTGCGTGGCATTCTTCACAAAGTGTTACCAGTAAATTATCAGGGTAATCCCACGGGTTTGTCTTTTGTTTGAAATATACTTTGTGGTGGACATGAAGTGTCTTTGTTCCAAGCCCGCAATTCCTACAAGTAAATTCATCTCTATTCAATATCTGAAGTCGCTTCTTTTGCCATCTCGGGTCTTTCAATAAGTCAGCGTATGCCATAGGAATAAAAAAAGCCCGATGCTCTGGAAGGTGCACCGGGCGGATAAGGTTTGTAAGACCGAACCTACCCGCAAAGATAATCCTTCCAGTGATCTCTTTGCGAGTAATTGATATGCGAATTTACGATTTTCCGGCGCTGTAAAAACTTATGCCGGGAAAATCTCTGCACAATTTGTCCACATTTCGCAAAATGAATGCGGAACTGTCAGTTTGCGTCATTTTACTGGACAATCAGGTTTATAAAGGTACTCGTACTCCCAAGATGATTTACCTTGTATTTCCGTTTGCACTTATAGCACGTTTCCACCTTTCCATGCATATTGTCGCAGGCGTCCTCTTCATCATCACCCTCCCCGGTGAATGTTATGTATGCTCCCTGATTACAAACGCATGGCGTGTGTACCTCGGTGTAGACGGTGAATACGGGCTGAACTTCTAAACCGTCACCAGTGAGTTCATCCATTCGCTCTTGATGCTTTCGCATTATCTCAAGCTGCTCCTTATTCCCATGCTCCAGGGGCACGATCTGCCCGGCGGAGTCGTAAAACTTACCGTTGCGTAGGGTCATAGATCGCTCTTTTTAAGGTGATGACTGCGGTTAACTCGCCCAGTACCCTTGTTCCTAGCCTTGTGATATTCCTGGTTCCGCTTCTTCTCCTTGTCGGCCTTCTCTTTCTCGGAGATC